TGTGTCGCAGGCTGGGATCTACAACCTGCAATTCAGCATCCAGTTCAAGAACACCACCAATGATGGCCAAGATGTTGATATATGGTTTCGCAAGAACGGCACAAACATTGACAATTCAAACAGCAGATTTCATTTATCAACAAGAAAATCGGCAGGTGATCCATCTCATTTAATTGCGTCGCTTAACTTCTTTGTCAGTTTGGCGGCCAATGACTATGTAGAGATCATGTGGCGCCCAACAGATGTGGGCGTCAGCCTTGAGCACTTTGCAGCCAGCAGCTCACCCACCAGACCAGCCATTCCATCAGTAATTGCCACTTTGAGCTTTGTGTCCAATTTGTCCACAGAAACCGCATAATTAAGCCATGGCATTCGTACCTCTCAAAATCCCACCAGGCATCTACCGAAACGGTACTGAGTACCAGTCTTCGGGCCGTTGGTATGACGCAAACCTTGTTCGCTGGTTTGAGAATACCCTGCGCCCAATTGGCGGGTGGCGTAAGCGTTCCAGCAGTCAAATGACCGGCTCATGCCGTGGACTGCTTACTTGGCGGGACAACAGCGGGGATCGCTGGATTGCCGCAGGCACACATTCCAAGCTCTACGCCATGAACGAGGCGGGGACGCTGAAGGACATCACGCCATCAGGCTTCACTGCTGGCGCTGCCGATGCGGTCATCAAGACCGGCTATGGCTATTCCACTTACGGCAATTTTGCTTATGGCGTTGCTCGGCCAGACACTGGCACTGTGACACCGGCCACCACATGGTCCTTGGATACATGGGGCGAGTATCTGGTGGCCTGCTCAGACGCCGATGGCAAGCTGTACGAGTGGCAGTTGGGATTCTCAACGCCAACACTGGCGGCGGCCATCACCAATGCACCGACAGGCTGCGCGGCGGTGATGTCAACTGCCGAAAGGTTCATCTTTGCTTTGGGCGCGTCCAGCAACCCTCGGCTGGTGAAGTGGTGCGATCAGGAAAATAACACTGTCTGGACGGCTGCGGCCACCAATCAGGCTGGTGACTTTGAATTGCAGACGGTTGGCGCTTTGAAGGCTGGCAAGAAGGTGCGCGGCATCAACTTGCTATTCACTGACGTTGACGTGCACACCGCCAGCTATGTCGGCCTGCCCTATGTCTACGCCTTTGAGAAGGCTGGCTCTGGCTGCGGTCTGATCTCCTCGCAGGCTGTGGCCGCGATTGACACTGCCGCCATGTGGATGTCTAAATCAGGTTTCTGGATATTTGACGGATATGTCAAGCCATTGCCTTGCGATGTGTCGGACTATGTGTTCCAGAACATGAACTACAACCAAGCCTCCAAGGTTTATGCGGTTCACAATTCCAAGTATGGCGAAATCTGGTGGTTCTATCCATCAAGCGCCAGCAACGAGGTTGATTCCTACGTCACTTTCAACTACCGCGAGAATCACTGGAATATTGGCTCCATGGCTCGCACCGCTGGCACAGATCGGGGTGTCTATTTAAATCCTCTGATGGTGTCAACTGACGGCTATATCTATGAGCATGAGGTTGGCTTTGCCTATGACGGCGGGACTGTCTATGCCGAGTCTGGACCATTTGAGATTGGATCTGGTGACAACATCATGTCTGTGCGTCAGGTGATCCCTGATGAGCAGACATTGGGCGAGGTTGCCATCAGCTTCAAGACGCGAATGTATCCAACGTCAACAGAGACAACGCATGGGCCATATTCAGCTTCACAGCCGACAGATGCGCGGTTCTCTGGCCGTCAGGTGAAGATGATTGTGACTGGCGCACTGCTGGACGATTGGCGCGTTGGCGTCATGAGATTGGAAGCTGTGGCGGCGGGTAAGCGCTGATGGATGGAGATTTTGAGAGACTGCGCCACCATGTGGAGGCAGCCTTAGAATACTCTGGAGGAACACACAAAATAGAGGATATTGCTGAAGGGTTGAGTGCAGGCAGATTCCAGTTCTGGCCTGGCTTGAATTCAGCGGTGGTGACAGAGATCATTGTCTACCCGCGACTCAAGGACTTGCATTATTTCCTTGCTGGCGGCGACCTAGATGAACTCAAGATGATGCGACCTTTGATCGAGTCTTGGGGAAAGAGCATAGGTTGCACGCGAGTGTCTTTAGCTGGCCGTCCTGGCTGGCAAAAGACCTTCTTAAAAGATGAAGGATATGAGCCTAAGTGGTTCATTTTGAGCAAGGAACTTTGATCATGGCCTACGAAGATTTACCGAGTCAAGCATGGCGTAATCTGCCACCAGCACAGTTCAACACTGGTTTGCTTGGACAGGGTCAAGCGCCTGCGCCTACCAACTACTACCAGCAGATCATGCAAGAGATGGCTTCTCAGCCAATGTATGCGACTGTTGCGCCGCAAAGTGCTGGCGGCTATAAGACTGGCATATATGCGCCTCGCACCGTTGATGAGATGGTTGACGAGCTGAACGCCTTGAACGCTGCTGGTGGACGTGGTGGCGGCAGAAGCGCAGCAGAACAGCAGCGCATTGATCAATTCTTTGATGCCATGACGCCAGCAGAATTGGCAGAATTCCAGAAGAAGAATGCCGACTTCATCAATAAGTTACTGACGCCAATGCCTTTGCAGTTGGCTGACCTTGCCGCCAAGAAGATGGGTTATGCTGGTTTTTTAAGCACCACTCTTGGCGATGGTTTGCTTGGCGGCGAAAGGTCTGGTGTTGTCACTGTTGGCGAGTTATCGCCTGCCCCTGCTGACGGTGGCGATGGCGGCCTCATGAGTGCAGGCTTTGGCGCGCCAGGCGCAACATCAGGCAATGCCGGCGCATTGGGATTTGGACCATCAGGCATGGCATCAGGCTTGACATCTTCAATTGCACCAGGCGCAACAGCAGCCAGCCTTGGACTTCATGGCGCTGGTGGCGGCGGCGGTGGCGGTGGCGGTTCATCTAGCGGTGTTGCAAGTGGCAGTGGTGGCGGTGCAGCCGCCATGGGCACTGGCGCTGGTGGCATGGCAGCAGGCGCTGGCACTTCATCTGGTGGCGGTGGAGGCGGCGGTGGTGGCGGCGGTGGATGCTGTTTCATCATGCTGGAAGCTCGATATGGTGACGGCACGATGGATGCCGTGGTGCGCAGATACCGTGATGAGAAGATGACAGACAAGAATCGTCGTGGCTATTACAAGCTGGCCGAAGTCTTTGTCCCCTTGATGCGCGAATCTCGCATCTTCAAGTTCTTTGTGGCAAAGACATTTGCAGATCCATTGGTGTCCTACGGCAAGTATCACTATGGCGAAAACAAGCACGGCTGGTTATTCAAGCCAGTTGAGAAGTTCTGGATGAAGGTGTTCAACACCTTGGGAACTGATACAAAATTCATTCGTGAAAACGGCGAAACGGTTTAAGGGGAACGACATGTCAAAAGGCGGCGGCACACAAGTCACAAGCACAGAAATTGATCCACAGATCAAGGAAGAGTATTTCAAAAATCTAGAGCAGGCTCGCAGTGTTGCTGGCGCTTTGCCAGTACAGCAGTTTGCTGGATTCAATCCTCTGTATCAGCGTGGCGAAGAGGCTCTGACAAATATTGGTTTGACACCATTCAATCAGGCCAGCATTCAAGAGTTCATGAATCCTTATGAGCAGCAAGTCATCCAAGGCACATTGGGCGACATTGAGCAATCACGCCAGATGGCTGCAATGCAAAACGCACAGCAAGCTACTGCCGCCAAGGCTTTTGGCGGTTCACGCTACGGCGTCCAGCAGTCTCTGACAGATCAAGGCGCATTGGCGCAAGCCGCCAAGACTGCTGCTCAGATGCGACAGCAAGGCTATGGTCAAGCTGCGCAAATGGCTCAAGCGGCTCGCCAAATGGGTCTACAAGGTGCTCAGACCGTGCTCGGCCTTGGCGGTGCACGTCAGCAGTTTGCGCAACAGCAGTTGGATGCTGCACGCAATTTGGATTTGCAGAAACTTCAGATTGCGCAAGGCGCGTTAGGTTTGACGCCAGCCAATTTGGGTGGCACTACAAGCCAGCCTCTTTATCAAAATCCTGTATCTAATATTGCTGGATATGCAACGATTGCAAAAGCATTCGGACTTCTTTGAGGTAAATCATGGCTACAAATCCTTTTGATCTTGGCGGCTTGCTGTTTGGCGGTGGAGACAGCGGCCTCAATGAGTATCTGAACGAAACACAGCGCGAAGCAATTCAGCGTCAGGCACTGCTTCAGGCTGCTGGCGCGTTTCTCCAAGCTGGTGGCCCCAGCACGCAACGCATCAGCTTTGGACAGGCTTTGGGTGGCGCATTGCAGGCTGGGTCAAAGGGTTATGGCGAGGCACAGCAAAACGCCATCACTCAATTGCTGACTAAGCAGAAGATGGATGAGTACAAGATGGCGCAAGAGCAGCGCCGCAGGCTTGAGCAAATCTTTGGTGCGGCAGCTCCTGTAGCTGGTATGCCAATGACGCCACAGCAAGCCTTGGCAGTGCCTGGCGGTCAGGTTGGTCCTACTGCTGAACGCGCTGCCATGATTGGTCAAATGCCAGAGGGCGCCGCAGTGTCTCCAGAAGACATGCGTTATGAGCAGTTCATGAGGGCGGCTCAGTTATATGCAGCCTCAGATCCTGGCAAGGCCGAAGCCTACCAAAAGATGGCGATGTCAATCAAGCCACGCGAGGAAGTGACAGGCCAGCCATTTGAAGTGACTGGCGCTGATGGTTTGCCCGTCATGGTTCAGCAGTTCAAAGGCGGCAAGATCAAGACACTTGAAGGCTTTGGACCCAAACGCGAAGTGGTGTTGCAGAATGTTGATGGCCGAGTCATGGCGATTGACAAGAACGCCTTGAAGGGCGGCGAAGTCTATGGCACAGGCATCACGCCAGCAGAGCAAAAGCGTCTGGAGATGGAAGCCGCACGTCTTGGCATGGATGTTGAGCGCCTCAAGATGGAACGCCAACGCCTTGGCATGGAATCTCGCAGATTGAATATTTCAGAGCAAGAGTTCCAGCGCGGCCAATACGAGCGCATGGAGAACGAAGATGGCGTGTTCTATGTGCCCAAGGTTCCA